TAAAGCACCTTCTATTGTTTCCAATCTCTGAAGGATTCCATTCCTATTTAGCTTTGAGCCTGTAATAGCTTGGCTAATCATGTCCACACTTATTGACAAAGCCTTTAGCTGGTCGTTTATTTCTTTTAACTCATTCATTACTCGTCGCCTCCTTCTTGCGTATTACTTGTTGTGCTTCCTGGCGTACCTTGACCTGCATTCATATCATCATCAGTAGTACACCAAGAAGTAAAATTTGTTTCTAATTTATCAGTTTGGCTTTGGTGTCTTGTTATGTTTGTTTTGTTTGATACATAATCAAAAGATGCTTCGTGCATAAAGTGTAAGCCTTGTGCTAAAGCAATATTAAATACTTGACCAAAGTTTATATTCTTACCATAAACATTACCTGTAAATTTCTGCCAGGTAGCTTGATAAAAAGATAAGATTGAACGAGTAATACATTCCTGCATCGGTCTTTGTGGATTTGTTCCTGTAGCAACTTCCCAAGTTCTTAACCATTTAGTTGAGTTTTGGATTAAATTAAATTCGCCTCCTGTATCATAACCAATAAAGTCTTCTATAACTTGAGACTCGTATTTATCTCTTATTCCACCGTGATACTGACTTTCTAATTGATAAGTATTTGAAAATGGTTTAGGTAAATTAAAATCATCATAAGTAACAATGTTTGTAGCGTTATAAATAAAGCCTTTAGTGTTTTGGTAGTTTTGTGGTATAATACTTATCTTAATATCATCAAAGTAAGTTGTATGCACTGCACCTGTATTTGTGCTTAATTGCCTTCTTAAAATAAAAGTACCAAAGTTATTCATTACATAACCAGTATCTAAAGAGTTTCTATCATAAGTAGATAATACTTTAAACTTTGCCCAATTATCTTCATCAGTCATTTTAATTTGAACAAATTTATTACCATCCCAAGTAGCACTTTGAGCAATATTTGTAAAATTACCATTACTTTCCAAGTATCTAATATCAGAAGTTCCACCTGGATTAGGTGTACCATCAAGAGATTTAGCAAAAGCAATCATAATTGAATCCGTAGGGTTATGCGCACCATCAAAGTAAACAGAACATTCTATTTTAACCGCAAAGTAATTAATAAAAGTTGAATCGTTTGAAATCCTAAATACATTATATAAACCCATATCAGGTATTGGCGCATCTAATTTAGATTGATTATCTGTAATTGCTAAAATCCTATTATCAAAAGGTCTATTTTGTCCTGTTGCATTAAAGAAATCAAACACATCTGAAGGGTCTACATTACCCCAATTAGTTGGAATAGTAGTACTTGTTGCGTAATCTTTAAAGAATCCATAGTTATTAAGTAAGTTTCTTTCGTAGTAATCGTATTTAAATTGAACGCTTGTTAATCTTTTATTTAAAGAAACTAATTGATTTACATCCGACCAAATAACATTACCTGTATTACCAATAGATGAATAAAAGTCAAAAGAATAAACTTCAATGTAAGTTCCATCACTATCGTATATTAAGCCATTTTGAAACTTTTGCTTAACTGATACATTATCTAATAAAAGATAGCCTGTTGAATCATCGTTATTATTAAAGAAATTTAAATCAAATGCACCCGCACTTGCAGTATAAGTAAATTCATAATAAACCCAATCATCAGTAGTAACTTGACTAAATACTTCGTTAAAATCTATTTCAATTCTTACAACCGCTTTTGGAGAACTACCAGCATCAAAATTCTTTGCCCAAAAAGAAACAATATAATCAGCAGCTTGAAAACTTGGAAACTGATAAACATTAGCAATATTATCTCCAAATATTTTAGCACACTGGCTTCCGTTTAAGCCTCCTGTTGGACTGCTAACTACATCTCCTGTGTTTTCCCAATATTCAAAAACATAAGGTGCAGTACCACTTAAAGCAAAATCTCCATTAATAATTAAATCGTTTACCGCTAAATCATTAACCGAAACCACATACCAAGTAGCATCTTTATTAGATTGATATAACATACAACCTAAAGCCTCCATTAAAGATGTTAAAAGATAGTAGCAATCCTTTGGCTCAAATGTAGCCCAATTAACTGCTGAATATTCAGATAGTATTAAGTTAGTAGAATTTATTAAAGTACCATCAATTTTAAATTGTGTAAAAAAAGCAACATTTAAATCACTTCCAGTCTTCTTTAATAATCTACAAATAAAACTACTTAAAGTTATACCTGTGTCTACATTTGTATCATCGTATAAACCGTAGTAATCTTCTCTATAATATTTAACATTCTTTAGAACCGCAAGGTTATCAGTAGCAGTAAGCTGAAGAAAATATTGCTCCTGCCATTCGTATTGGATAACATCAGGCAAAAGAAAACCAACCCATTTTAAATCTTCAGTTACACCGTTAGTTTCGTATAGGCTTAACTTCCAAGTATATTCGTTAGTATCAAAAAAGAAATCCGAAGGTTGTGTAGTAGAATCGTAAGGAATAAAACATTTTATATCCGCAAAAGAAGAACGAATAGGAGCAAAGATATTGTCTTTACTTGCTTTATAATTTAAAACAAAAGGCGAATCCTGCGCTGGAACTAACTCGGTAACATCGTAAACTATTGAAGTAGCTTCTTGTTTCTCAAACTTTACTTGATAATATAAATCAGTACCTACTTGGTCATTACCTTTAAATCGTAAGTTATAAATATGATTGTAAAACATTATACCACCCTCGAATTTTTTATTGCTTGGTTATCTAATAATAATCTCATTTTGTCTCCCATAATATCTACCTGGTAGCCACCTTGACCTGTTGTATTAGAAGGCATAGCTATCATACCACTTTTAGGTATTGCATTAAATAAAGTAAAAGGATTAAATCCTAATCCACCTTGATTTTTAGCAATATTACCAACAGTACCTAATTTAGAACCTCCTGCACTTAAACCACCTGATAAAACAAATAGTATTGCTGCTACTGCAATTGCTGCTGCTAACTTTATCATTAATTGTTTTATTGCATTAAATAAACTTTGGAAAGCATTTTCTCCGCCATCAATAATAGTAGTAAACATTTGCTCAAATCCACTTTGTAAAGCACTTGTTAATAAAGTTGAATAATTTAAAATTGTATTTTGTTGCTCTAATAACGCATTCTTTTGTGCTATTTGTGCTAATTCTTTTTGTCTTTCAGCTTGTCTTTTTTTCTCATCAACAATTATAAGACCTGGCATTGATATAGGAGCATTTGGAATTTGACTTATACCTAATGTAGGTGCTACATAAGTCATATCTTTTTGTATTTTTCTTGTTTTTGCTGCTAAATCTGCTGCTGCTTTTGCCTTTGCTGCTGCTTTGGCTTCTTCTGCGGTTAATGCTGCTAAAGCATCTTTAGCGTTATCAATAACCGTAGAATAAATTTTATATTTAGGAGATGTTTCCGATACTAATGCTTTTGATTTTTCTAAAGCTGCAATATATGTTTTAAAACCACCTGATGTGGTTATATTAGTTATTGATTTATTTAATTTATCATAAGTAGCTATAAGGTCTATATTACCTTGCTGACCATAAGTTACACCGCCCCAAAGATTTTGTAATTCTGCAAATGGAATATTATCCATCCAAGTTTTACCCCTTTGGTCTATGCCTAATTTTTCAGCCATATTATCAGCGTGACCAATAATATTTATAGAAGAAATTAATTGACCAAGTAAATCTACTGTATCTTTTAAAACTCCCTTATTAGAATCGCCCATATTTTTCATAAGGGTTGTCCAAGAGTCTCCTAAATTTGATAACTTACCTTGTAATGTATCTGATATAGCTGCTGCTGCACCCGATACACCTTCTACATCTCCTAATCCTAATAAATATTTTTGTATTGATGAAGCAGTATTATCTACGGTTGTAGCTACTTCTTTAAAAGAAAATGTTACTTTATCTCCAGCAACTGATGCCTTAACACCAAATTCTTTTAAACGCTCAAATTCTCCTGTCTGCGCATCTAAAATTGCTTCAGCTAACTGACCAAAAGATTTACCTGTTGAACTCGCTAAATCGCCTAATTTACGCATTTCATCGTAAGAAGGTTTAAAGCCTTGATTTGCTAACTTAACAAAAGCACCTGTAAGTTCTTCAACTGAAAATGGAGTTTTAGCAGCAAAATCAGTAATCATTTGCATTGCTAATTGTGCTTGAGATGCACTACCTAAAGTATTAGTTAATACCGCACCAAATGTTTCAAATTTAGCAGTAGTTTCAACAATAGATTTACCAAAACTTAAAAGAGAACCAGCAGCAAAGACGCCAGCTAAAACACCACCAATTTTTCCAGCAGCAGCACCAATTTGATTAAAGTCTTTTTCGCTATTTTTAGCAGCGTTATTAGTATTGGTATTGAATTTACTAATTTCTTTAGATGCATTATCTAAACCTGCTTTAAGACCTTGTATTTGTGCTGATAACTCAACTATTAACTTCTCGTTTGCCATTCTGTAACTTCTTTAAGATTTCTTGTTTTTCTTCATTTGATGTTAACTTTTTTGGCACTCTATTCATTATAGCAAACTTATCAGTCCATAGTGGCATTATTTCTTTAGGCTTTTTCATTTGGCTCTTTTTAGATACATTAACATTGTTAATATAGCTTAAAGTTGCCCTTGTGTGTTCCCACTGATTAGCCTCTTTTTTAAAGAAATTAAATAGTAACCTTTGATAATTTGCCCAAGTCATATCCTCAAATTCATCAGGCATTAAACCAACTTCGCCTATCGCAAAGTCGATTATATCATCCCAAGTTACTTTTTTTTTGAACCTTCTTCGCCACTTGCCATAGCTTTAAACCC